AGAGCCCTCTCTTCACGGGGTCTGTAGGGGTTTGGATGCTCCGTCGGGTTTCGTCGGCGGCTGGGTTTCAGTCACGGAGCGTGGTTAATGGGTGCTCGCGGTCCAACCCCGAAGCCGGTCGAACAGCGCCGCGGTCGAGCTCGACCTGTCGGCGGTGACGTCTCTACGCCCGAAACGGTGGGCGAACCCCGCCCGCTGCCCGCTGGGAAGTGGCATGACAACGCTGTGACGTGGTGGGAGGAGGCGACGTCGTCGCCTGCGTCGGCGAAGTGGGTGCCGTCTGATCTGCCGCTCGTTCACCGGGCGCTCGTGATGGTCCACCAGTGGTGGACGTTGGTCGGCGCGGGCGAGGTGTCCGAGGCGCTGCGTGTCCACAATGAGCTGTCGAAGCTCGAGAAGCGGCTGTACCTGGGGCCGGAAGACCGGGCTCGGGGCCATATCGAGGTGAAGCCGGCGACGAAGCCGGCCGGTCAGGTGGTTACGCCGGTGTCGTCGATCGGCCGCTGGCAGGATCGGCTTAGCGGGTGACGTTCCCCTCCGATCTGCTCGACCCGCCGATCAAGTCGTTGGGTTGGGCGCTGCTCGACTGGTTCGAGGCGTACCTGACGGTCCCGGACGGGTCGAAGGTTGGTCAGCCGTTCGTGTTGGAGGGCTGGCAGGCCGAGTTCGTTCTCCGTTTCTACGCCGTCGACGACCGCGGCCAGTGGCTGCACCGCCGTGGCGCGATGCAGCTGGCGAAGGGGTCGGGGAAGAGCCCGTTCGCTGCGGCGGTCGCGCTCGCCGAGTTCTGCGGGCCGACGGTGTTCGCCGGCTGGGACGCCAACGGGATGCCGGTGGGGCGCCGCCATGAGACGCCGTGGGTGCAGATCGCCGCCGTGTCGCTCGACCAGACGGACAACACGTTCGCTGCGTTGTATCGGATCGCGGTCGAGTCGAGTCTGGTAGATGAGTGCAGCCTCGACGTGGGCCGCACGAGGATCTATCTGCCGGGGGCGAAGGGCCGGATCGAGCCGGTGACAGCGGAGGCGGGGTCCCGTGAGGGTCAGCGCCTGTCGTTCGCTGTGCTCGACGAGACGCACTACTGGACGCCGAGCAACGGAGGCCGCCGCCTGGCGGAGACGCTGCGTCGGAACTTGGCGAAGACCGGCGGCCGTTCGGTCGAGACGACGAACGCCTATGAGCCCGGCGTCCGCACCGTCGCTGAGGGCACCCACCGGGCGTTTGACTCTGGTCGGCAGGGCATCCAGTTCATGTGGACCCGGTCGAGCTCGAAGGTCGACGACCCGAAGGACCGGGCGCAGCTGCGCCCGGCGTTGGCGGAGGTGTACGCGGGATGCCCGTGGGTCGACGTCGACCGGATCGTGGAGGAGTGCTTGGACCCGGACACGCCGAGCGTGCAGGTCCGCCGCTTCTACCTCAACGAGGTCGTCGCCACGGAGAGTCGGATGGTGACGGACCGGGTGCTCGACGACCGTCGGTCCGATCTTCCGCTCGAAGAGGCGGCGCCGGTGGCGGTCGGGTTCGACGGTTCGGTCCGTGACGACGCCACCGCGATCGTGGTCGTCGACCTCCGATCGGGTGTCGCCTACCAGTGGGGCCTTTGGGAGCGGCCGGCGGGGTTGACCCGCCAGCAGTGGGAGGTCCCTCGCGACCAGGTGTCGGATCACATGGAGCGCCTGTTCGGCCGGTTCCGTGTGGTGGCGATGGACGCTGACCCGTCGTGGTGGCGTGAAGAAGTCGCTGCCTGGCAGGCCCGCTACGGGACCGACGTGGTGCATCCGTTCAAGGTCGCTTCGGCGGTAGCGGTCGACGAGGCCCTCGAGGCGGCGCAGGGCGCGTTCGATTCGGGGTCGCTGATGGTCGACGGGTCCGAAGCGTCCGAGGGGTTGAGGCGTCATCTGAGGGCGGCGTCGTTGACGTTGTCTGGGTCAGGGAAACGGGGCCTCGTGAAGCCGGAAGATGGGCGCCGAATCGACGCTGCTGCGGCTCTGGTGTACGCGCACGCTGCCCGGGTGCGGGCGATTCGTGACGGTTGGGCTGATGTGCCGGCGGAGCCGGTGGTGGTGTGGGGATGAGGCTCGTCGGGTTGGCTGTCGCCGCCGTGGGCCTCGCGTTGGTGGTGTTGGGCATGTGGCTGATCGGCGTCCCCTCCGAGTTCATCGGCGGCGTCTTGGCTGTGTGCGGGCTCGGCTTGATGGCCGCGGGAGTGCTTGTGGACTGGAACCCTGATGCCAAGCCTTCTTGACGTCGTCCGCCGCCGGCCCGCGCCCACGGCCGAGCTCGAGGAGCGGTCGAACATGGACGCCTGGCTGTCGATGTTCTCCTACAACGGCTCCCAGTACCTGCTGAACGGCATGTCGTCGTACGGCCCCAACGAGCAGGTGCGGGTCGACGGCGAAGGCGCCGCCTACTGTTCGAACGGCATCGTCGCCGCAGTGGTGGGTCGCCGCATCGACCTGTTCAGCCAGGCGTCGTTCTGTTGGAAGCGGTTCGGGGCGGGGCCGAAGCCGATGGCGTCGGACGTGTTCACGAATCGTGACCTGTTGCCGCTCGACGACTGCGTTGACCTGTTGACGTGGATGGAGTTCGACGCCGCCACCGCCGGCAACTCGTTTGTCGTCCGCGACGGCGACGAGCTCCGCCGGCTGCCGCCGCAGCATGTGTCGATCGTGGTCGGGTCGAACACCGCCGAGGAGGAGCCCGAGTTGGCGTGGGACGCCCATGTCGTCGGCTACCTGTTCCAGCCGTCGACGGGCGACCCGGAGGTGTTCGCCGCCGACCAGGTCTGCCACTATGCGCCGAAGCCTGACCCGGCCGCCCGGTTCCGGGGCATGAGCTATTTGCGGCCCGTGTTGCGTCAGGTCGACAACCAGAACGCCTACGCCGGGTTCCTGTCCCAGTATTGGGCGAACGCTGCGACACCGAACCTGGTGATGAAGTTCCCGCCAGAGGTGCAACGCCAGACGATCGAAGTGTTCCGCGACTTGTTCAACGAACGCCACCGCGGCGCCGGGCAGGCGTTCCGTACGGCGTTCCTCGGCGGCGGCGCCGACCCGGTCGTCGTGGGCGCGAACCTCAAGGATCTGTCGTCGGAGCAGGTTTCGGCCTACGAGTTCGCCCAGATTTGCGCCGCTGCCGGCGTGCCGCCGGTGGTCGTGACGATCGTCCCCGGGTTGGAGTCGGCCAGCACCTACGCGAACTACCAGTCGTCGATGCGGTCGTTCGCGGATCTCACGATCCGTCCGCTGTGGCGGCGGGCTGCGATCAAGCTCCGCCCGCTCATCCAGCCGATCCCCGCCAACGCCGAGCTCTGGTACGACGTGACCGGCGTTGCGGCGTTGCAGGCGGACGCTCAGGACGACGCGAACGTGATGGCAACGAACGCTCAGACGATCCGTGCCCTGTCGGACGGCGGGTGGGCGAAGTCGTCGGTTGTCGATGCTGTCACGTCGGGTGACTTGACGAAGCTGCGAGACACCGGGTTGATCTCGGTGCAGCTCCTTCCGCCTGGCACTACCGGCGACGCCCCAGACGCCAGCGACGACGAGCCGGACGACGAGCCGGTCCCGCTGGCCGCAGTGAACTCCTAACCCTCACGGGAGCCATCAATGACCATGACACCTTCTATCGCCGCGCCCGAGTTCGACGCCGACTCGCTCACCCACACCAGGTGCATCGAGTTCAGGGCCGAACCGTCCCGCGACGGGTTCACGCTCGAGGGCTACGCCGCGGTGTTCAACCAGCCGACCGAGATCAACGACCACCTCGGCGCCTACACCGAGACCATCGCCCGCGGCGCGTTCAAGAAGGCGTTGCAGGAACGCACCCCGGTCGTCCAGTTCGACCACGGCACTCACCCCATCTACGGGTCGCTTCCCATCGCGTCGATCAAGGCGATGCGTGAGGATACCCACGGTCTGTACGTGAAGGCTCGGATGTTCAAGGACCCGGTGTTCGCGGCGCTGCGGGAGGCGATCTCGGAGGGTGCGATCTCGGGGATGTCGTTCCGGTTCCAGGTCACGAAAGAGGACTGGGACGACCAGCGTTCGTTGCGGACCGTGAAGGAGGTCCGCTTGTTCGAGTTC